TCTTTTAATTTTACATCAGGAACTGAAACATTAACAGCAGCAACAACTGAATTTTATTATGGTGTCCATAAATATAATAACTCACCTATTATTTTAGGTTTTGATGATATCCCTGTATATACATTTAGTGCAACTTCTACGGCATTTACAACATCAACAACTATATCAACATTAATTGATGATTCATTATTAAGATGTGATTCTGAATATATTATAAAACCATATTTTATGTATAGTGGTTGCTCACAAGAAGAACAGATATTTGCACCACAGAAACCATATAATATGTATGAAGAATTTATTTATTCTGCTTATAATAAAAATTATAGGAATAGTATAAGATTTTTTGATTATACTAAATTTAGTTTATCTTCAGGTTCAAAAATTTCTTCATTGATACCTAAGACCAATTATACACCATTATTTAGAAATTATAATAAGGATGTTGACTATTATTTTGTTTCAAATTGTAATCCTGATGAACCAATTTTAACTTTCCCTAATGTGCAAGAAACAGAAGGATTGGTTGTTGAATCAACTGTTATTAGTGTACCTGAATTTTCTAAATTTATATTACAAAATGAACCAATTGGTGATATAATTGTAGCAGTTAATGGTGTAACATTACAAGAGGGGTTAGAGTATGACATTGATAATACAATACTTGTACCTTCTATAAGAAATCGTAGTTTTACTTTATTTCAAAGATTAACATCTGAACATGGTGATGTACTTACAGTATCATATTATAAGAATCCAAATAGTGTTAATAGATTAATAAAAGAAGATTTCCAATATACAGGTTCTACAAGTATTACATATAATATAACAACTTAAAAATATGAAATTAATTTAACATATAATAGAATTGCTAATAGTGATATTATTGTTTATTGGAATGGTGTTTTGTTAAGTGAAAATATTGACTATTCTATATCTGCTTTTGATACAAGTAAAATTATTTTAACTTTTGCAATTACAGACCCAACAGTATTAAGTGTTGCTTACTTTGCACCTTATGGTGGTGGTGCTTCAATTGATGCAACAGGTCCAACTTATCAAATTAATTGGTCAATACAAAACCAAATACCAAATAATGTTATTGGTAATTTTACTCATGAATTTTATAATATAACAAACACAGGTTTAACAGGTACAAGTATTTATAGCGTTGACACTCCATATGATTATATAAATGTATCTTATTCACAAATTTTTAATTGGGTAGATTTATCAACACCACCAAATAGTTTAGTTCTTGGATTATCTTATTTTTATAGAATTGCTTCTAAAAAATATTTTAAAACAATAAATAATATAAATTTAAGTTCTGTAACATATAGTCAGACTTATACAATACAATTACCTTTATAATTATGTCTGAAATTGGTGGTGAATTAACGTATGGTAAGAATTTTCAAAAAAGTTCATTTGGAACAAATGTACCATTGTCATTGAATAAAAATATTTATATTGCTAAAGTTGTAAGTATTGATGATGATAATAATACAGGAAGAATAAAAGTATTTATTAGTGGTATAGACCAATCAAAAACACCAATTGATTCTTTACCATATGTATATCCATTAATGTCAAGAATTGTTCATGTAATGCCAAAAATTGGTGAGGCAGTTTTGGTATTTTTTGCTGATGCAAAAAAAGAAAAAGAATCACAAATTTTATCAAATAGATTTTGGATAGGTCCAATAATAACAAATTATGAATATATAAAAAATGATACCCAAGATATAATTAATGATATAAGTTCAAATTCTATTATAACAAAAAGCATTAATTATGACCCATTACAAGTTAAATCAAAAAATAAAAAAAATACAGAAAGAACTATTTTTCCCATTGATAATGAAAATGGTGTAAATGAAGTTAATATTGTTGGTAGAAATAATACTGAAATATCACAATCTGATAATAAAATTAAATTAAGAGCAGGTAAACATAAAAAAGATAAACCATCCGAACCAAATTTTCAAAATCCTGTATATTCAATTTTAGAATTTATAGATGAAAATAGTTCATACAGTTTAACAGCAGGTGATGAAATTTATTTAATATCACATAAAGGTAGATTTAGATTTAAAAAAACTATAACAAAAGATGATGTTAATGAATTAAAAAAAAATGCTCAATCAATGCTTTATGGAGAATTGACTATTCAATATTTAAGAACATTGACAGAGGTGTTTTTAAATCATATACATCAACATCCTAGTATACCTCCAACATATTCACAAAATTCTCTTTATAAAATAGAAGATTTAAGAAAGGAATTACAAAACATTGAAAATTTATTGGCTAAAAATATAAAAATTAATTAAAGTTTAAAATAAAAAACTAGTTATAATAAACTATATTATAAAATGGCAAATTTTAATTTTAAATCCCCTAGCGTTAAATTTCAAGAAATAGACAGAAGTTTCGCTTCAACTGCATCACTAGGCATTACCTCAGTTGGTATGGCAGGTGAATCATTAAAAGGACCAGCATTTGCGTCAATTTTGGTTACATCAAAAGCAGAATTTAGAAGATATTTTGGTGGTACATCTGCTGAAAAATTTATAGATGGTTCAGGAAAAATGAAATTTCTCGCACCAACATATGCTAATACTTTTTTAGAAGAAGGTAGTCAACTTTATTTTACAAGAATTCTTGGAAAATCAGGTTATAATGCAGGTTTGGGTTGGGCTATTAGAGTTGGCGCACCTGTTTCTTCAACAGCATTAACTACTACTGAAATAAGTGGTTCTGTCTCTGTTTCAACATCAACATTCTTAGGTATTAATATTACTGGTAATGGTGATTATAACAATTTACCTTTAATATATAATAAAACAAATTCAGTTGCAACTGCACAAACTGTTTATCTAAAAATTTCAGGTTTTTCGGCTTCATCATCTACAGTTAGTGCAGCAACTAGTGCAGCAACAGGTTCAGTTACTGGAATTACAAGTTATACAGGTCAAACACTTTATGGTATATCTCTTGTAAGTGCAACAGCAACAACAGGAACTAGTTTGAATAATTTACCACTTATATGGGCTTATGATTCTACAACTAGTACTTACACAGGTTTAACAGCTTTTTTAGTTGTTAGTGGATATGTTTCTAGTTCTCTAACAAGTTCAATTAGATATACAGCAACTACATTTTCTGCAAGTGAAAAAGTAACACCTGCATCAGGAGTTGCATCATATAGTGCTTTTACATTTACAGCAAAAACTGACCCTGTTTATGAAAACATGGTGGTAGCAATTTTAAGAAGTAGAGGTCAGGGTTCACAAGAAAATGCTACATTTAACATTTCTTCTGTTACAGCTACATTTAATAATGCAATCCCTTTATCTAATATTACTATTACAGCATATGGTGCAACTGTTAGTGAAACACTAACATTTAATTTAGATTCTACTTCATCAAATTTCATTACAAAAGCAATGGGAAGGAAAAATAGCGATACTAAAGCAAATGTATGGTGTGAAGCTATTTATCCTGATTTAATAAAAAAACTTACTACAGATGGTAAAATAAATGAAATTAAAGATATAATACAATTAGGTGGTACTTCTTCGGCATCGTTTTCAGATTACAATTTAGGTGTTGGTTATACTACACCTGAAACACCTTGGATTGTTTCTGAGTTATATGGAAGTAAAATCAGTAGATTATTTAAATTTATTTCATATTCTGATGGTGATTCTGCAAATAAAGAAATAAAGGTTGCAGTTGAAAATATTAATTTTAATACATTAGAATTTGATATTATTATTAGAGATTACAATGATACAGATACAAATCCATCAATTCTTGAAAGATTTGGAAGATGTGTTATGGACCCAGAAAGTAATAATTTCATTATGAGAAGAATTGGTGGTGTTTATAGTAATGCTGAAGATTCATTCTTAGAAGATGCTAAATCGGCATATGTTTATGTAAATGTACACGTTGATGCACCTGTTGATTCAATACCTGCTGGTTTTGAAGGTTATCATTTACCATTGTTTAGTGTTAGTACTACTGATTCAGTTAGTGCTGCAACACCTGTAATGTTATATAAAACAGGTTATACAGCAACAGATAAAGTTTTAAAAACATATTTAGGTATTTCGGAAAAAGCTTTTGATGCACCTGGAACTAAAGGTTTGTCAATTAATGATGATATGTTTAAGTTTTATGGACCAAATACAACATTTGGTGGTCAATCTTCTTATAAAACAAAAGGTTTCCATTTTGATGTTAATGCAACAGGAAAATATACAGCATCATCATATTTAATTGGTGAATTTTCTGTTGGTGCAGGTCAATTTAATAATACAGGAGTTTATTCAGATATTACTACAAGAAAGTTTGTAGTTGTTCCATATGGTGGATTTGATGGTTGGGATGTAAATTATGAAGTTGTAGGTGGAAGGTCAATTACATCTATCTTTAATCCAGGTGGAGGTAATTCATATTTTGAAGGTTGTGATTATGATGCATATCTTGAAGCATATAGAGTTTATGAAGATACTGAAAGAACACCAATTAATTTATTTGCAACACCAGGTATAAATTGGTCTGATAATTTAGGTCTTGTTGAAGATACAATTAGTATTATTGAAGAAATTCGTCAAGATGCACTTTATATTATTGATGCTCCTGATGCTGGTGCTAATGATACTTCAACAGTTGCAGCAAATTCTTATGCAGTTGATTTAGAGTCAACAGATATTGATTCTTCTTATGCTGCTACTTATGTACCATACATTAGAAGAAAAGACCCTGATTCAAATACAAACATTTACATTCCACCAACAGGTGAAGTTTTAAGAGCGATGGCTTTAGCTGATAGAACATCATTTATTTGGTTTGCAACAGCAGGTTTAAATAGAGGTGGTCTTCCAAATGCTAGAGATGTAAGAAAAACATTTAAAGAATCCGATAGGGATACATTATACCTTGCAAGATTAAATCCAATTGTTAAATTCTCTAATAATACTCCTGGTGTATTCATTTATGGTCAGAAAACATTACAAATTGCAGATTCAAAACTTGATAGAATTGATGTAAGAAGACTTCTTCTTTATGCAAAACAAATTATTTCTTCTCAAGCTAGACTTTACTTATTTGAACCAAATGATGATGTGTTAGCAACTAACTTTATTGCAGAATCTAATAAGAAACTTAAAGTTATTCAAGATAACAGAGGTTTACAAACATTTAGAGTTAGATTAGATAATACATTAAATACACCTGAAAGTAGAGATAGAAATGAAATCTACTTTGTGATTGATTTATTACCAATAGGTGCTGTTGAGTTTATTGGTCTAACATTTGTAGTAAATAAATCAACGAGTGCAATTCAATTTGATGCATAATAAC